TTCCTGTAAGGTCATTAGAAGACTTCCCAGTGTAAGTTATCAATTCACCTCCAACTAAAATTTCACCAGTCGTTGGAAACAACGAAGCATCAACTAAAGTTATATTAGTAGCTGAACCATTATTTCCTTGAGCGTCATCCGCTAAAGATCCGTTCAAAGTTGAGGATATCGCTCCAGCTAAACTACCACTCCATAAACCTGTACCCCATCCAAAACCAAATGTTTGGTTTAAAGATCCTGGTCTGACGTAAGGATTAATGGAAGCACTGCCTGATGCAGAAGCTGTCCCTGAAGAGGTTAAAGGCATTGTGATTGTAAAACTATTTACTGTTGGAACAGTAACTACCTGAAAAGTCCCAGAAAAATTACTTGCAACAAAACCTGTAGGAGCTGCAGATATAGTAAACGTAAATAAATCACCAACCTCTAATCCATGTGAATTCAAATTTACTGTTACAGTTGTTGAACCACTTGTCGTGTCAAACGTTGCTCCAGTGATTGCGTTATCCAATGGTGTGATATCGTAAAAAGCCTCAGAGTAATAAAGTATCAAAGCTTTGTGTGTGCCAATAACCACATATCTTCGACCGTCTAAATCGGTCCATTGATGTTGAGCTCTTGCAGCACCTACTAAAGTACTAGCGGTAAGTTGTTCCCATCCACCAATTTTTTCTGGAAGACCATATCTAAATCTTACATTATCCCCATCTATATATTGCCCTTCAGCAGCTGTAGGGGTAATTTGTTTATTAAATCCAGGTCTTATATCTACAAAACTTAAAGGCATTCCAAATTATACAATACTCTATTTGGTCTTTCTATACAGGCTCTTTATATCTTATATGTATTAAAACTTAACACTATCCTTCTGTTTGAATTATTTGGTATTTCATTTGAGGAGTGCTCTAACCAGCTTGGAAAAATAACTAAGGTACCTAAGACTGGGTTTATTCTGTAAGTGTCAAAACTATATTCGGTAGAGCTTTCTATGGGTTGATAGTGATTTTTAAAGGGATTAGAAAAATACAACCCTGAACTATTTTCATCTACCTCCAAAAATAGGGCGCCAGAAACTACAGATAATGGATGCGCATGTTTTTTTAAAACAGTGTTTTTATTTTGTACATTAACCCAAGCGTTAGAAATAGATACACTAGGGTGACCAATCAACTTACAATATTGATTAGTTTTTTCTAATAATTTAGTAACTTGAAGAGGAGACAAATAATCTGAGATTTGATTTTTATCAGTGTTAAAAGTTGTTTTAGATGTTCCTTGTAAGGCGTGATGACTAATAAATTTATAATTATCTATTTTTGTTATAACATCTTTACATTCTTTTTTTGATAAAAACGAGTCTTCTTTAAAAACACCTATTTTAAATGTGTCTATAATTCTCATATCCAGTGATAGAACCTTTCTTTGTCGCTAACCAAAACATTAGGATGAATATCTAAAGCCATACTAATTCTTGGGTCAGATGTTTTATTCTTACTAACATAGTGTTCAACATCAGAAGTAAATAAAACAATTTCTCCTACCTCATTTGGAATGTTTTTTTCTCTTCCATTTATAATGTAAGTTGTTCCTATTTTATTATCTCCTTTTAAAAATATATTTGCTACAGGAAAATTTGTAGAAACGGAATTTTCTTTTGCTTCATGTATATGTTTAGATATACCTTCTCCTTTTCTGAATACATTTGCCCAACATTGGATAGAGGCGGGAGGATTAATGTTATTTTTTCTTAAGAAAGGTATTATTCTTTTAAGTAATAAATTACCAATCTTTGAATTAAAAAAATTATATACATGATACCTACCAGTTAGACTATTATCATCCTTTCCGTATATAGAAGGACTTATATTTTTAATTTTATCTTCATTATTAAGAATAAATTTATTTATGATTTTAACTTCTTTCTTAGAAAAAATAATTTCTTTATGCATGTTTGTACCAACAAGGTAAAGTATATCTAGTTCCTTTTGTTACTTTAGTAACACCGTGTTCATAAGCTTGACCATCAAATACTACAAGTCTGCCTTGTTTAGGAGCAAACCTGCAACCATCTGCAAACATTGTTTGACCACCTTCATAATTATCATTCAAATAAGTTATAGAAGTCAAAGGTGGTTGTTTACTGAGGTCATGTTTAACAACATCAAAGTGAAGATCTTGGCCTACGTTGGTTGGCCATTTTACAATCTGCCACCAATGAATAATGATACCTGGCATAAGTTTATTATATCTGTCTGCTATTTCAGGAAGTTTTTCTTCTAAGGTGATGGTATGTGTACCGAACCATTCAGACATTAAATGTTGATTATCTTTATGATATTTCATTAACATTTTACATTCTTTTTTTGATAAAAAATTATCTACTATCCAAACTTTATCTTTGTACATTTTTTATTGACCCCACTAAAATTTCTTTCTTTGTCTTTACTTCTTTTGCTTCGTGAAGAATGTGACTGCTAAAAAATATAAACTTACCTTTATCAGGTTTAATCGTATACGTAAAAGTTTTAAATTTAAAAACAGTATCTCCTGTGCCTTGATTTAAATACAACAAAAAGGAGTAATCTTCATGACCTGCATGGTTATGTGGTAATTGATAACCACCTTTCTCATATTTAATATAGTGAATATAAAAAACTTTATCACCAAAATTAAAAGGTATAAATTTTTTAAATAATTCTTGGTCAAATAAATGAACTATATTCTCACTTTGTTTACCCTTTTGTGTATTATCAACAGACGATAAGTAATTAATTTTATTTTGATTTAAAACATAATTAATTTTTTTAACTATTTTTTTATCTATAAATTTTTCAATAAAAATCATTTTTTAACTACCATGTTCCAATCTAAGTTTTTTAATTCCTCAAGATAAACTATTCTTTGTTTAGTTATTTTTAAATAATTATGTAATTCTTCTAAGTCTATAATTAACCAATCTTTTTCTGCTTCAAAAACCATCTTCTCAGCTTTAGTGCTAGTATCTCCGGTCTTTGCCCACTCGCCTGAAGAAAGCTGTTGCATCTCTCTAACATCATATTTAAAAAAACTATTCTTACCTTTTAAAGTTCCTGCAATATTCCAAGATGTTTTTTCTTTTGGATATTGTATATCAGTTAGATAATTTGAAAATTTCTCTACTATGTTCATTACATTTAAGTTCTAAGTTTAAACTAATTCTAGGCTCATCAAAAGAAGGATATGGATAATGATCTAAAAAATCAGGAAATATAATCAACTCTCCAGACTTTGGTTTATAATTATATATAGTTTGATTATATCTAAAATCTATTCCTCCGTTATTTTTTGGAACTTTTAAATATAAAACTGCATTTATTGTTGCGGTATTTATATGATTGTGCCAATTACCTGTATTAAATTTATTATCAGAATAATAACACCACAATTTAAAATTATAATCACTAATCGTAAAAGTATTCAAATGTTTTGTGCATTTTCTGATTAACATTGTATATAAATTTTCAGTGTGTTTACTGTTCAAAAAATAATTATTAGCTCCATTTACCGTAGGGTCAACAATTCTATTTGTTGTACACTCATTAATTAAATCCTTTTTAAAAGATTTAATATCTTTGTTAACAGATATTTTAGTAATCAAACTCACTATTAAAAGAAAAAGATATTCGTTCGGACTTTGATAAATTTTCGTCGACTCTATGTTCTAACCACGAAGGAAAAATATACAACATGTTTTCAGTTGCAGGTAATGAAACGCTAGTTGAGTTGTAAGCGTTATACATTTTAATTCTTTTTGCATTAAAAACCCAGTTTAAATTTTTAGGATTTTGAAAGACGATGTCACCAGAATTTTTTGGGCACTTTACGTAAAATACTCCAGATAAAACTGAACTAGGATGATCGTGTCTTATATTATAATCTTTATGTTTATTAATATTAAACCAAATGTTTCCTACTTTTAATTTTTTATCAAATCTATAAATATCTTTAGATATAAACCCTACAACATTATCTAAAAAATTTACTATTTCTTTTACTGTTTTATCTTTTTTATTAAGATCAAAACTTTGATATCCACTATTGCTTAAATGATTTGATTTATTTTTTTTAGCATGCGCAGCAC